GCCCAGCAACTTGAGGCACAAGTAGATGCAGAACGTAAGGCTGCCGAAGAAGCTAGCAAACAAATACGTGAGCAGTTAGCTAAGGCATGGGCACCAACCGAAGTCGCAGTGCCAAGTATTGCTACTGCCATTGGTTCGGTAAACCTAAGCATGACCGGACAGGATGCTATTCAACGACAACTAGAAAAATTCACCGGCACTTCTAGAGTACAGATTGAAAGCCTCGTGACTTCTTACCAGAAAATAACGCCGGAACTTGGAAAGATAGCAAAAGAAACTCCGGATATCATGCTGCCAGATATTAAGATGGGCAAAGGATGGCAAGAATTTTACCAGATGTGGCAGAAAGCGGGGGGCATGGTAAGTCTAACAGCTCCCCAATTGCAACAGGCTATGGAAACTATCCAGGATATTATGCCCCAGCCGGAACAGCTCACTGCCCAGCAAAAAGCATGGGCAACTTTTGACCAGCAACTTGCCCGCACTGGCAGGTCATATGCAGAAATGACGGTTCCGGAGTTATCCATGATGCTCCCCAAAATGAAGCTAGAGCCAGGAGCTGGAAAAATACTTAAAGAGGACATTGAACGTATTTTGGAAATGACGCCAGTTCAACTCCAACGTCTTGGGATAGATCCCAATTCAGTAAATACAATGACCATGCAACAATTAGAGCAGGCATTGGAGCGTCGGGCAAGTCTTGAAAAAGTAACTGTTCCATTGTTGGGAGATATTGTCCCTTATCTCAACATGGAAGAGCTTTCTACTTTGGCAGACAAAATCCAGCAGGAGGGTGGGCTTAAAGCAAAGTTTGAAACTACATGGAAGCTCATGGTTTGGGATCCATTGACTACCAGCATGGAGAATTGGTGGGCCAGCGAAGGAGTCAATGTCATAACAAGTATAGCTACCACCGTTGGGAAGGCATTCGTCACCGGGTTCAATACTGGATTACAAAGTAATCCTCTGGCAGCAGCTATCTTAGGCGGTTTGGTTGGGGCAACCATAGGTTCTGTAATACCTGGAGTGGGCACTGCTGCAGGCTTTGTGGCAGGTGCTGGTGCAGGTGTTGCTGCATGGGGAGTAGACTGGTTATTTGAGACAATGGGCAAGAATTTGCCTGGATCTGAGCTTTACACAGAAGAAAAGATTAAGGAGCAACAGCAAGCTCAAGAATGGTTTGCAGAACAAAGCAAGAAAACTTTACCAGGTGAGCCCATCATTAAAGATACTTCAATAGAAGCTGCTAAGCACGCTTTTGGCGGTATTCTTACTCAACCACACTTGGGTATGGTTGCTGAAGCGGGGCCGGAAGCTATCATACCTTTGTCGGTTAACAAAAGAAACCGAGCAATGGACGTATTTGAGCAAACGGCAAATATACTAGGGATACCCACTCCGGATGTAATGATGCAGAAGCAGGGGCCGGAAGGAGCAGCTGCTACATTTGACTTCCCAGTTACTGCTCGCATGGAAACAATGGCTATAAAACCCATATCTTTAATGCCTGAATATGCTCCTTTCGCTTATCCCTCGGATGAGGTGGACACCACAAAGAAGTTTGCTTCCTTGATCACGATGGCTACCATAGAAAAATCGAACACCATCACGCAAGAGCTTAGTAAGACAGTGGCTCAAGCCAAGTCTTTCAATATTGATATGGTGAACAACGTAAAAGATATCACTGAAATGACTAACGCTACTAGCATGTCTATGTTTGCCGGTTCAAAAGAACTAATGCCATTAGTGCAAAGTGTAGCGGCTAGGTTTGGGTTGCCCCCAGCTCTACTTGCAGCGGTTATCCAGGCAGAAAGTGGATGGAGACCAAATGCAGTATCTCCAGCAGGAGCGATTGGACTGACCCAGGTTATGCCGGGCACTGCCAGGGCTATGGGGTATAATGTGGCAGAATTAGCGCGTAATCCGGCCTTGCAGATTGAAGCCGGAGCAAGGTATCTATCACAGCAATATCGAAGGTTTGGGAGTTGGCCACTTGCCTTGGCAGCATACAACGCTGGGCCGGGGGCGGTATCCAAATATGGTGGGATCCCTCCGTATCCAGAAACACAAAACTATGTGCACAAGATTTTGTCTTTACCTGCCAAAGCCACTGGTGGTATTGTAGATCATCCGGTACTTGCCGGAGAAGCGGGGCCAGAGGCCATTATCCCTCTCTCCGCTAATTACCATGCTAAGGCTTTAGACTTATGGTCACAAACCGGAGAGGAGTTAGGCATAGAAACATACCAGGAAGGTGGCTTTGCCCCTCGTAAGCCCAATGCAGCAATTGCTGGCAATACTGAGGTGAAGATAGACCTAGGTGGGATCAATATCGGCCCAATTTCAGCGACAGACCTAGAAGCTGTAGAGGAAAAGGTGCATAATGAAGTAAGCAATGCTTTCAGAAAGGTGATTGCCTCCTTGCAGAATAGAGCGTGATAAAAAGATGTAAATTTTTCATCTTATGCATCGATGTAATGTATAGTACCGAGTATAATATGGTAGAAGGAAAAATGAAACTGAGGAGGTAATTGCTGTGGTTTATTTATTGTGGGCAATTTTGTTAGTGTTGGTCGGGATGGCATTTCCTCTACTTTGGCCACTTATCATTTTGGTATTGATATTGGTGGCTTTCTCTGCCTTTGTTAAAAGTTTAGTTGACGACATTAAAAGTGAAAGGACTAAAGAGCAGTACCGATTATTCAAGCAGCAGACGGCGAATGATTTAACAGGTATTGCTGGGTGGTGGAATGATTTTTGTGAACTAGGTCGGGTATGCAAAAGACGTGATGATGAGGACTGATAACAATGGACTTTTATCTCATAGATCCCATCGGGCCACAGCTCCATCTACCAGTTAATCCCGGTGAGGTGACCATCCGGCGGGATAAACAATATGAAACGGTAAACATAATAAACCTGGGTGAGGTGGATTTTCCCCATGGAGAGAGGCTGAAAGAAATCAGCTTCTCTTCTTTTTTCCCAAGGGACTATGACCCATCATATTGCAATTACCCGGATCTTCCAGACCCACAAATGTCCATGAACCAGTTGACGACATGGACAGTTAGCAAAAAGCCAATACGGTTGATCATCACTGAGACAGAAGTCAATGTGTTGGTTCTAGTCACAGCCCACATCAGTTACTTCCGGGGAGGTGAACCGGGCGATGTTTATTTTGACTTGACTTGCCGGACATGGCGGGAGGTTAAGGTGAGAAAAGCTGCAGAGGCGGCTGCAACAACTGCTATTTCTGCAGTAGAACAACAACGTCCCAGGCCAGACTTGAAACCGGTGCCAAAGGTCTATGTGGTTAAGCCTGGGGATAGCTTGTGGAAAATAGCTAAGAAGGAATTGACAAGTGGGGATAAATGGAAGCTAATTTATGACCTGAACAAAAGCACGATTGGAAGCAACCCTGATTTGATCCTCCCCGGGCAAAAGCTGGTGATGCCCGTATGATTAATCCCGGTTTGAGTAAATATGAGGTAGTGCTGGCAAATAAATATTTTCTCCGGGAAGTCATTGAGAGCATCACCATCGAGGAAAGCCTAGATGAAATTGCCACCAGGGTCACAATCAAAATGGTAGTTACACCTGACTTTCCGGGTATCACTCCAGGCCAGGAGTGTCGTGTGAGTGGTATACCTTTCGACGGTTCTAGCATGGTTTATTTGCTCCACCCTGGCGTGGTCTGGGAATGCCAGAGTGAGAATAGTGGGCAGAAGCATCTAACGGCAATAGTGTATGACAAAATAATTTACCCAGCGAAATCGGAAGATGAATATCTTTTCCCAGCCGGCTACACGGCTACGCAAAGACTAAAACAATATGCAACAGACTGGGGTATTCCACTGGCTATGCTGCCTGATACTGGTGTTTCCCTGGCGAAAGCGGTTTACCGTTCACAGCCATTATGGTTAATGATGCAAAATGATCTTAAAGAAACAGTTATAAAAGGTGGGGATATGTACCGGCCCCGGTTTGCTCCAGGGGGTGGCTTGGAATTAGTCAAGTTGGGCGGCAACAAAACAGTTTGGATGCTGGAATCGGATCAAAACATTGAAGACCTTACTCAGTTACGTACATTGGAAGGGACTGTCACACAGGTTAAAGTACTTGGAAATGCTGCGGAAGATCAACGGTCTCCAGTACTAGCCACGGTTAAAGGTGAAACAAGCAAATACGGAACGCTTCAAAGGGTGTTAAGTGATAGTAAGATCACCACTCCAGGCCAGGCACAGACGGCGGGTAAAAAAATGCTTACCGGGATGCAGGAGACATTCACGGTCACGGGAATAGATATTAACACCATCAGGGCCGGTGATAAGGTATGGTTAAATGGCTTAGAGCCATTGGTGAAGTCGGTTAGGCATGAATTCGGAAGTCCGGGGCGCATGACGCTGGAGTTGACTTGGCCGGAAATAATCCGCAGGGAGGTATACAGCAATGGATGATCCAATTAAGCAATTCGCCTCACTGCTAGATATGCGGATGGCCAGTCATGCCAACAGAGCAGTAATCGGGGTGCCGTGTGAACTAGGAACAATCACAGCATCCGGGCTGAAATTGGATAGTTTCAAGCATGAGATTAATGATTATTTAGTGGCTGACTGGGAAATACAGCTTGAGATCCCCCAAGCTTCTAGGGTGATCCAGATGGCGGCCCCGGTGGAGAGTGATGGGAGTGATATTCCAGAAGTGACTTCATATTCAACTTTGACCCGCTTTGATTTTAGGTCTGCTGGTGATCCTACGACCACGATTAAAGTTCATCTGAATTTGAAAGAGGGCATAAAGCCTGGCGACCGAGTACTGGCTGTGCCGATCAATGGTGGTCAGGATGCAGTGGTGATAGCGAAGGTGGTGAGTTAAATGCCTAACCTTTTTCCAACCGAGCAGGTAACAGCAGTGCCGGAGTTGCCTGAAGATCAGATCAGTCAGGTTAAATTCGGGAGGTCTTGGCGGTTTGATTTTGATACCGGAGATTTTGTATTGACGCCCGCTGGTAGTGTACAGGAAACTGTGGGGGTAGATGCCTGGCTGGAGTGGTGCAAAAAAGCACTTATGACGGCAAGATACCGGTATTTGGTCTATGGCCGGAACTATGGTCAGGAGTTTGATGAGCTTATCAGCAGGCACTTATCCAGAGCAGGGAATGAGAGCGAGATTAAGCGCATCGTTACCGAATGTCTTATGGTGGATCCCAGGACGGCGGCAGTAGAAAACTTTACTTTTCAATGGGAAAATGACTACTGTTATTTCACCTGTGATGTTTTGAATGTCCTGGATGAGGTTGGAACCGTAACTGGAAGCGTGGTGATTAGCTGATGGCAGATTTACCGGAGTTTTTGACGGATCAAACATATGAAGCTCTTCTCCAGAGAATGCTGGATTCATTGTCGGTTAGCATCTCAAAAGCCGAAGGTGATTTTATCTGGGATGCTCTCTCTCCTGCCGCCATCGAGTTAGCTCTTGCTGCTGTTTGGGCCCAGCAAGTCCTTGAGCGAGGATTTGTGCAAACAACCTTTGGTACCTATTTGGATCTGCGGGCTGAAGAATATGGCATTACCCGTCGACAGGCAGTTAAGGCAACCGGTCAAGTAACCTTTACCGGCACTCCGGGTACAGTAATTCCAGCCGGCACTAGAGTAAGCACTACCAGCAGTGATGTTGTCCCGGCTATCTTTTTTGCTACTGAAGATGATGCTGTAATAGATGTTGGAGGAACTGTCACGGTTGATGTCGTGGCCGTGGAAGCTGGTTCGGACGGTAATGTGTTACCAGGAGCCATTATTTTGCTGGTGGATCCACTTACCGGCGTATCATCTGTCACCAATAGTTCACCCACAACGGGTGGTCTGAATGAGGAAGATGATGACACTCTGCGGGCCAGAATAATAGAAATGGCATGTAGGGTGGGAGGTGCTGGTAATAAAGCGGATTACGAAATTTGGACGAAAGAAGTAAGCGGAGTTGGGTATGTATTGGTAGACCCTTTGTGGCAGGGGCCGGGGACGGTGCGGGTAGTTATCTTAGACCAGGATGGAAACATTCCTAGCGGTGACTTAGTGTCTGCGGTACAAGAATACTTAGACCCTGACAGTCAGGGCATAGGCTTGGGCAAGGCACCCATCGGGGCGAAGGTAACGGTAGAGGCACCTACAGAAGTTAACTTGACAGTTACTGTCCCAGCACTAACTGCGGAGAATGGGTATGGGATTGATCAGGCAAAGATCAACTTGGAAGCAGCTGCCCGAAATTATATTTTAAGCATTTCTCCCGGTGGGATAATCCGTATCAAAGACTTGGAGGCAACCATAGCCGGCGCCGCCGGCGTGTTGGACTTTGGAGATATTATGATAAACGGAACCAGGCAGAATATATCACTTGCATTGGATGAGAAAGCTACTTTGGCAGGGGTGGTATACACATGATCCGAGACCTAGCCAAAGACCGAATGATGGAATACCTGCCATGGTACTATCAAGCCTCCAAAATAATGGGGGCTATTTTATCTGCTCATGGCCAAGAGATTGATAAGCTGTTCGAGGCATTAGATCAGACCCTGGATCAGTATTTTGCAGTGTCTGCTACCTGGGGATTATCACTTTGGGAAGAATTGCTGGGTTTACCTGTTGATGAAGCCTTATCAATAGAGGAGCGCCGGCAACGAATTCTGGCAAAACGGCGGGGGACATCTCAGCCATTACTAGCCATCCTCCAAGCTATCGCTCCCAGGCTTGAGGTTCGGTTTGGCGGGGACGTCATACCCTTTATTTTGCCAGTAGAAAATAATGCCTATGAGTATGACTTTGGGTTGCTAATCCCCACTCTTGAAATTTACAAGCCGGCGCATAAAAGTTACTCATTTCAGTTGCTGCCACCCGACCCATCAAGTGGATATACCATTTACGGTGACCATAATGCTGGTAGAGACATGGTAGCACTCCAGCCTGAGACTGGTGCTGTGTATGCTGGCCGGTGGCCCAGGTGGAATACACCCGGTCAAACCAAAACAGGCAATGTAATCATTCAAGCGGTTATGATTACGGGAGAATGTATCTTCCCCATAGCTGGAGTGAGCATTGGCAGTGTATCAGCGGCTAATATAATTTTATCCGGTGACATAAATGTAGGCAAAGTAATTTTCCCACGGTCTGGAGAATACAGAACAGCGGAGCTACCAATAACCACGACTATGGGTGTATTACTAGCCAGTGCGGTTAGCATTGTTAGATTGGATGTAACAGGACGGGGTATTGAATATCCTTGTGGCACAATTTACGCCGGGGAGGTGGCGGCCTGATGTATTTCCATGCTCTTTATACCGGTACAGTACCTTGGGATACAAGCAACGGTAGTCTGCTTTCCATGATGGTAAAAGTTTCTCCAGCTGTGTTATCCGGGGAAGCAGAACCAACTTGGACGGGAACCATACCTTTTATTTCCTCCCCAGGATTCCTGGCAATGGCGGAGATAGTTACTTCCGGCTTGGCTCAGGATGGGCGAGGTTATTCATTCCCTTGTGGCGTATACCACGCAGGAGAGGAGGTGGTTTAATTGTTAACAACCTATGCCCTCCAGACACTGGCCAATGCTTTGGATGACCTGGCAGTTAAAGCGGACTATACCATTGGTAGTGTGACCTACCAAGCTAAAATTAGGCGGTCTATTGTGTCCAGCACCATGATACGGAAGCACATCTACCTGACCCAGGAAGATCCCCTGGGGACGGTAACGCGTGCCCGCTTGTTAGACACCAATGGCCAGGTGGTTGCCCAAAGGACAGACCCACAAGTACATGAAGCCGGGAAAGGATTATTGTTGGAATTCCGGTGGACAATAACGGAGGAGGTGGCTTAATATGCCAATAATTGATTTGCGAACTCACGCGTATGATCCTGTTGAATGGGAAGACCGGGTGGTTGACCAGATTAGCGGAGAGGTTCTGGTCGAAGGCACACCAGTTAATGAAGTTAATTTGAACAATGTTGAAGCGGCGTTGCTTCTATCCCACCTGGACATTGGCTCCCTAACTGGTCACACAGCATCCTTGATACGGGGTTTGCTGACAGAGCTGGATAAGTACAAGCGGCAAAGATTTGTGCAGGGGCAGGCTACAATAACGAGCACAGGCGGCACTTACTTTGTGACTTCGGAA